GTGGCATTTGTAAACGCTGTTATTTTGGCAAAGCCATCGTGTAGCTTTACCAACCTGCCGACATCAGTTGAGACAAACAAATCAGCACTCGCAGTAATTGTGACCGAGCCTGTTCGACCATTTGCAACAAGCGTCGTTGTAGTTGTGTTGCCGTCTTGCATCGGGCCGCGCAGAAAATCGACCTCTGATATTGTCCAGGCAGTGTGGCTGGTTCGCGTTATCTTTCTGACAGAATGACTCGGATGAACTACATACATTACGTCAGCCGATTGTGTGAATTTTATATCGGCAAGCTCTGTGTGAGCATAAGGTGTTGTGACCTCGATGGGATTGCTGCTGCCATCAACAACCGTACCGCCATCTTTGTGAATGCGAAAATACTCATCGCCAAACTCAAGAATGTAGGTTTGCTCGACGTTAAATTCAAACGGGATTAAGCGTGCTGCGTGTGCGCTGTTTTTTACCTCTCTAACAAATTGTGTGCCTGGTCGCCTGGTTGCACCGCCATGAGGATGAACCAAAAAATTCTGTAGTTTTTTGCAGCCGTTGAAATATTTTGAAACATCGGTTCGGGCATCGAGCCTCGGCGATAACTCACCGGCAGTAAAGTTCGTAAAGGCAAATGAGGCTTTCGCCATCAGAACCTCGAATTGATAAAGGTGTCTGCCGCAACTGTTCGGCTTTCGGTAACAATCGATGTATTGATCGCGTTATCTTCTGTCGCATCCACATATCGGGCCTCTGTGAGTTTTCGGTCATAGAGTGCGTACATATTGCTTGCAAGAGTGCTTGAGCCGACAAGGGGGTAGGCAAGATCAGCCGCCAAAGAAGCAGCGATTGTTTCAATTAACAACGTATCATACTGATTTATGTCCGCGATACGACCGACATAACTCATCTCAATCGTGCTTTCGTTGCACAATAGTTTTCTGCCTTCAATACGATAGAGAATATCCTCGTTGCTCAGTTTTAAAACTCGTAGACAAAACGGGTCTGTGGGTAGCGTGAATTGTGTTGAAAAGTCTGTTGTGAATACGGGTGTGGCGGTGTCAGGGGCAAGAGATGCCCTGGTGATCAAACAGTTCCAAGGATGTGCTCTGGCAACAGCATCTCTAATAAAGTTAAATCGCTGGTTACAAATGCGAGCTGCTTTGCTGTCCTCTGTCAAAGAAATAATATTGGACGCACCGATTTGGTTTAGAGCAGAATTACAAATATCAACAACAGAACTCATATTTTTTTCCTAAAAAGAAAAGGGGGGCAAAGCCCCCCAATCCGTCAATCAACCACGTAGGTAATGATGTATGAGAGGTCACCGGCAGTATCGCCAGCAGCGTCAAACTTCAAGCCTACAAAGTAATAGGTATTCGTGTCAGTGCTGTCGCCAGCATCTTCGAAAACCTTTTGACCCATAAGGTTGATGTTTCTGGCCTCGAAGGCTACTTCGGTGCCAGTGGTGACCGCACCACGAAGGTCGGTGATTGCACTTGCGTAACAATCATCATCCTTTGCAGTGACGTTTCCATCAGCCGTGTAAAGGCCGACATCACACGTGTTAGTCGTGCCACTATCCAAGTCATCGTTGAATAACTTGATAGAAATGACAGCAGCATTTGTCGGCACGGGGGCCAACATGACTGTATCACCAGCAGACAAGTCACCAGCCGCCAAAGCAATGGTGCCGCACGCGACACGCATACTTCCATGCAGTTGATGGCTCGGGCTGAACACAACAGGGTCAGCAACGAAGTTGCTTGCTAAAGTTTGGTTTACATTAGCCATTATTCATCCCTCCTATGCTGACTCATCGCAGTCTATTTGAACGACTTTGGCTTCTTCCATTCGCGTAGCCCCAAAGGTCGCACAGTAATAAACCTGCGTTGAGTATGATTTATCGGCACGCTCATCAATTCGCGCCATGACATCTTTACCTACCGCGAGCTTGATGCCGTCTTGCGCCCAAGCGAAGCAGGTTCGAATGTTGCCAGACTTTGCAAGCCTGGTGCTCATGTGGAATTGGAAACCGAGAAACGTATCGATTTCACCTTGTACAAGTGCTTTGCATACCCACTTCGGCTTTCGCCGCCAGCTCTCGCTGTTCGTGGTCTGGACTTTCTCTTGACCGTCGCCCGAGGCGTTACGGCCCTGCCCGTCAAGTCTCTACACCTTCATCTTTCGATGCTTGGCTCGGGATTAGCATTTTACAGCCTTCCCCGAATTTGAGCAGTTTTCACCCCATTATTTCTAATGAGGTAGGCCATCGACCGTGTTAAAATCTGAACTTGTAACAGAGGTTGTATTTAAAAGAGCCTCGATTTGATCTGGCCCGACAGCAATGTGTCGAGGGATCGATGGATCAACTGAGCCATCATCAAGGATCTTCTTAGCCTCTATGAGCTTGGCGATGGTCATATCAGCCGAGCCGTTGGCAATCTGGTTTGCACTTAGCATCGTAGTGCTTGTGCCACCAGCTTTGCCGGTCAGGCTGGTGCCTGTGGCTGCGGTAATAATCGCATCATCCATTGATCTACCAATCGCAGCAGCCGCAGCTCTCGCATAGGTGCTGGTTGGATCGATGAGCATACGGACTTTATCTGCGTCATCAATGAGATCGCCCCATTCATAACTTTCCATAGTGACTTGACGACGACTATGGGGGGTTTCCACCAAAGGTGTATCGGTGTGTCTGCTTGTGCGTTTTACAGCAGCAGCCGCGCCTACTTGGTCGAAAAATGCTTTCTCGCCCACAACTGATTCCTCATCAACACCGCCTCGAAGGACGCTGCCCATTTGCTGAGATAACAGTTGTACGTTGGCACTAAACTGCTGACTAAACGCTGTGGTAATTTCTGTGCTCATAGCACTTCTCCATCAGTTAAGTTTAATCAGAAATCGCTACCCAGCATTTGCTGGACGAGAAGTTTTGCAGAAATGTCTGCTACAACGGGGGCTTGCGCTTATCCCGATTTCTTTGCTGGACGTTTTGCCGGTCGGGCCTTTGGCTTATCAACCGATTGTAAACACCACTGCAAATTTCTTTCCGCGTGCTCTAGCGGATTTTGTATCAAGCCTGTGCTGCCGGTCTCCATTGTAAGACGCAGCACCTCCAGGCGGAACTCTCTATCATCCATTGACCATCTCCTGATATTTTAAAGATTCATCAACATAGAACTGATGCTGTGGATGGCGTTGATCCCAGTAGGGGCTGCTCGGAGCGCGGAGCTCTTCGAGCTTGGCCTGAGCATCAGCAGGGGAAAAGGCATTGGATGTCTTCACACCTTCGAGCGAATCTTCACCAATTTTCGATGTGATGAACTCGCCGATATTAACCATCATCTTGATCATCTCGGGATGATCACCAAGCAAGCGACCATCAGCCAGCTCGATCTCTGACACGGCTGACATCATCTCGCCATCTATATTATCGACGTTCCCAAACTCAAGCATGATGGCGTTCGCATTGTTCATACGATCGTCAAAGGCTTGCCCGTACTCTCGACGCAGCTCGGTTTCTGTCTCGGCAATAAGTTGGTCGGCCTGTCCGGTATTACCATCAAATCGTGAGCCCAGCTCACCATTATATTTATCAAGCAGCTTTTGCGCCTGTGTCGGCGTGAGCCCGATCTCATGGGCTGTTTGCCTGTACCAGTCGAGCATCTGCTCGTCAGCCTCAACACCGTCGGCAAGATTGTTTTCAAGCTGATAGCCCTCTGGATTTTCTGGACGACCGAGCCTTGTGTAAACTTCGTTCCAGTCATCATCGGTGGCGTGCTTGCCAGGGATGGCAACTTTGTCAGCACCGATCATTGACTGAGCATTGACGTAGGACTTTGCCAAGGCACCTACATCGGCAATCGTTTCTAATGATTTATGACCTCTGATTTCTTCTGGTATATCGTTTCGCCAATCAGTTGTTTCAGACGGGGCTACCTCAGCCGGTGCCGAGACCTCCGCTACCTGTTCATCACTCATTTGCTGTTTCCTCTAACTTTTTCTGATCAGCGATCATTTGAAGAAGAAACAAAACAACCGTGCGCTGACCTTCACGATACGCTGTTTCGGTGGGCTCTGTAGAAAATGTAGATGAATGCACACAAAAACGCTGAGCCATGTCGTTAAGGACACGCACACCGTCATCGGTTGCAAAAACAGTTTTGTATAAAATTTTTAGTTCTTCAGGTTTCATTCAGGTTTTACCGCCTGTAGGAAGGGTGCCGCCTCACCGGCCGCCTTTGCTGTATCAAGAAGCTGAGCTTGTTCTTGTGCAGCCGCCTGAGCCTCGGCTCTTTGCTGCCTGAGAAGAGCAACCTCACGATCACCGCGCACGGCTGTTGCCGGTACGCCGAGTATTTTGATCAAGTGTTTGCTAATGCCGTTGCTGTCCACGTAATCAAAGATTGCTGGATCAAGTTGAGCCAATGGTGACATGAGCTCAAGCAGACGGGTCATTGATGTGATGTCTCCCTGCCTCTGTGCTTTTGCGAGAGGTGAGACATATTCAATTTCTAGGTTCTGATTCGCCATAAACTCAGGGGCAGGTTTGAAAGCACGCTTGCGCTCTAAGATCGCATAGGTGCGTGTAATAAGTGGTTGCAGCAGTTCAGCCTGTAGACGACCCAGCACGGGGCCGAGCAGCCGCATTTTTTCTTCCGTTCTTTGCACAACTTCTGTTGCGGTCATCTGCGGCCCTTGGCCTAAGATCAACTGATCAACATAGAAGGCCGAGCGAATCGCCTGTCG